CCTGCACTGTTATTTCCAGAAGGCTACTTGCATTCGTTGGGGTAAACGCCAGCGTCATGTACTGGTCGCCCTCTGTTATCTGGGGGATGGTGTCGTCCAGCGGAATGACGGTTGTGCCGGTAGCAACTGCACCAGTAAAGGTGCTTTGTACTTGGGCGACTATGCGCCCTTTCAAGAACGTAGGCGTACCGTCACTAGCAAGCGCCAGTGCATTTACCTTAGCCCCGCTGGGGCCAGTTTGTAGGGTCAGCGCTCCGTCGTTGCTGCCGGATAGGTCTAGACTGTCGGATGCGCCACCGGCTTTAAGTATTGTTGGCATGGTTTAGCCTTCGTAGAGAATGTTGACAGAACCGGCGTCGAAGGTGTCCGTTCCACCTACAGTGGTTAGTCGCAGTCGATCAAGGACACCCCCCAATGCGATTGACCCCGCACTTTTCGATATGCCGCTGTCGCTTGACCGTCCGTTGATGCCATCACTTATCCATGTGTTTCCTGTAAGCCGTGTTAGAACTACGCGCCCAATGGTGGCCGTCGTTGCTGTATTGTTGAAGGTTTGAATAAACCCAGCAGTGCTTGAAACAGCATTCGTGTTGAGGTTGCAGTAGGCCGTATAGCCAGAAGTCGTAAAAGACCCTGCGCCAATCTGCACCAAATAATTGTTTGAACCGTTGGTGCTTACGCCATTCAGCAGCAATGTAATTCGATTTACCCAACTAGGTATCGAAGTGAAGTCAACGAATGTCCCGCTGGTAGTATTCTGTGGAGTGCCAAGCGTCAGAGGCTGACTGAGCTTCGCAGGCGTAACCGCCCCATTCTGCAAATCCGCAGTGGTGATTACGTTGTCTTGTACTAGGTCGATGCCTGTTGTTCCGTCGATTACAGTTGGCATATCTATTCCTTAGAGGATGACTAGGCGCTGCCCGCTAGGGATAGTCAATGTTACGCCGCTAGCTATCGACAGCGGGCCTACAACGGAGGCGTTGTTAGCCTTGCCACACGAGTGTGTTCCTGAGCCCGCAGAACCTGCGGTTATAGCCGCGCCCCCTAGGGTTGCGGAGACCTGTATATTACTCGCGGTCAAACCTGTTGCTATGACGTAGTACACCGTGGACGTAGTAAAGTTGGTGGGCAGTGTGCCGGTGGTCGTAAAACGCACCGGTTGGCCTGCGATGAAGCTGTTGGAGAAACTTATGTTGGCTGAGCCGTTGGTGAAGGATGCCCCTGCGCTCATGGCGGAGTCTCCCAAGACATAGCTAGCTGTCATGAGCGTGGCGTTCTCTTGGAATATCGTGTCTCCACCGGCTCCGGTGGCACCGCCCGAACCGCCAGAACTCGCGCTGCCTGCCACAATGAAGTCGCCGGTAACCGTATCCCATACAACGACAGAGGCTTTACCGACGGCGATAGCTACACCTGTGGTTGGGGAACTAGGGCCCCCTTTGATTGTCACTACTGCATTGGTCTTGTTGATTACCGTGTAGGTCTTGCTCAGCTTGGGGGCAAAAATATTACGCGGCACGCCGGGACTACCCGTGGCTATCAGCGTGGACATACGCGCTTCGTTGGCGACACCCCCGCCCGTAGTAGTGAGCGTCCAATCACCGGTGGCAACACTGGCTGTGGCGTACCCTGCGACGGCGTCTTCTACGAATTGTGTCTGACTGGCATTGACCACCGCGCCCCAAGTGCCGTTGAGCTCACCCGTGGTAGGGAGCACCAACCCCAGTAAGTTTGTATACGATGAAGGCATGCCCGATCCTTAGCTCAGTAAAGTGGCGCTATTTTGCCACACTTGCCCCCGGTTGTAACTACTCTAGACGCAAAATAGCACTTGTTGATGTCGCTGCCGGGAACTGTACGGTGAAGGTTGTGGTTGAGGTCTTGTCCGCCCCGAAGTCTAGTACGCAGACCGCTGGGCCCCCATCCTTGTAGATCAGCGCGCCGCGCGCAGTCAAAGCGGCGGTAAAGACAGCATTTGCAAACGACATATATACCACTGTGCCGGATGCCGTAGGCTGCGTATTAACCGCCAAGGTAGCTCCGCCTGCGGGGTACCCAGAGGCAACTACCTCTCCCGTGCTTGTGTAAGCGGCTGTGGCCTCGCCCAATGCGGCTGAGTTGGTGTACAACGCAATCTTGAAGGTGTCCGTTGCAAAATTGATGGTGCCCGCCCACTGGGCCAGCTTGAAAGCGTTGCAGACGCTGTTGCCTTGGAACGCCATTTATGCCACCTTCTGCCGTACTTGACCGCTGCGGTACACGTCCGAGCGCTCTAAACCGTTTCCTAACCGCATAGCCATGACTAACGCATCCCGATACATCTGGTCGTACTTTGCCATCATGTCCGCTTCGCCCTTCAAGAAGGTGTACGCCTCCACAAGTGTTCCGTACAGCAACACCGGGTCGAAGTTATCCCCCAGCCATGTGGAGCCCGCAGTAACGATGGTCTCGGGGTAGTAGAAATACTGCATCTCGGTGGCGTATGCTGCATCCGGTGTCGGGCCGAGCAAAAACCGCAGCTCCGTCTGTGGGGCTCCGCCACTAACCGTAGGCCCGAAAAGCGCGTAGTGCTTCGGGGTGCCTGTCGCTGTCGGGCTGGGGTACGCTTCACGGATGAAGTTGGTGTCCTTGTCCAGCAAGAAGGTGTATTCGCCGGTCACCGGGGCAATAACGGCGTAGGAGAAGACGGCCAAGAAGTCGGTGGGTGCCGCGAAGTATGGGTCGTTTATCGTCAGTGTACTCGTGGCCGTACGCCTAAGCGAAGGGAACAACACGGAGTTATAAACACGCGTCTCACACTGTTGTATGAAACGATCCATGTCCGCCGTATTGAACGTGGTCTCCAGTGTTGAGGAGACGGCTGCTACCAGCGCTGCGTAGTTCACTTATGCTTCCTGTCAGGCCATCGGGCCTCGGGCCATTGTCCCCTTCGTGGCCGCGCCCGTACCACGAATTTTGATGCCCGAAGTCTTCATCTCGGGGTAGTCGCCTGTACGGATACTGCCTGCGCAAGCCACGCGGGACTTGAATGCCTTGGCTCCTGCGCCGGTGCCTGTGTCCGCGTTGGGTACGGTCTTGGGTTGTTTGGACGTTGCCATATTAAACCTTCTTTCCTTGAGCCGCGTATCGCGCTGCGGTGCGCCCTAGCTTCTTCAGTTGCTCGTTGGTCTTGCCGCCGTAGCTGCCTGACTTCACGCCGCCGTTTGTCGGCACTGTCTTGGTGTTGCTTGTAGCCATTGAATGCTCCTTATGTGGTTACCACGGTCACTGTACCTAAACGTACCTTAGTTGCCAAGGGGTTTGGTGTATCACTTAGTGATACACCACCGCCTACAGGGGCCCACCCCCATGCAAATATCCTAGTCCCGCCGCCCAGTGTTCCGTCAACGGTGACCCCAGAAACATTATATAGTGTATCCGGTCTTGGGCTGCGTACGGCCTGCGGATCAGAAACGGGGTACATACCTAGCTGCAACTGCGGATGATCCGGCGACCAGCACTGATTGCATGCAAGAAGATTCACCTTCTTCATCTTCACGACCAGCTCTCGCAGTTCTTTTAGCTTGAACCGAAAGCCGCAAATATCACACGCCGCAATAGCTGTTTTGCCGGACGCAAACCTATTAGCCATGGCTCTATCCTATGAATTGCCTGCGTGGCACAAACCGATCCGAGCTACGATCTCGGTCTTCGTATGCTGCGTTATCCCACGCCTCGTCATACTGCTGCTTCAAGGCCCCCATGCGCTCCAGCGCGCCGGGTATTTTCATGGACAGGTAGTACGCCAGCCCTGCGATCATAGCGGGTAAAAACCGGAACGGCATATCTACGGTGGTCACGCCAGTGCCCGCGTCTTGAATCCTACGCAACCGCCAGTACACAAAGGTGTAGGGCTGCGAATCGTCTGGTACAGGCCACAAAACTACCTGCGGGGTGTTCAAACGCTGCACCCATACCTGAATAGGTCGGGCTTGGGTTAGTTTATTGGGTATGCTTGAATACACCGGCTCCGCGATGCGCGTTACGGTCAGGTCAGCCTGTGTCGCTGCGTTCCCGGCACCCGTGCGTATTACGTGGTCGAGTAAGTCAACAGTGTCTGCAGGTAGGCTGTAAATGGCTGTTCCGGCCACCAGTGGTATAGAGCCTTGGTCTACTGTCCACAAATTGATCCCGCGATTTGCCCAGTCAGCAAACAGTAAGTTAAGTGACCGCCGTGTAGTGCGTAAGTCGTAGCCTGAACGCAGCTCGGCCCCGCACCGCTCAAACGCCTCTTCGGCAATCTCCGTGATGTCGGGGTTCCATGACGCTGTGCCTGAAGTAGCCATTTAGCATTTCCATTTCTTGCGCGCCAGATTTAACCGGCTATCCGGGTCTTTTGCCGCCGCAGGAAACATTTTAGCCTGTCCTGCAGAGCGCGCGCAAAACGAGTCTTTGCGCTTGCCGCCTTCGGGCTGTGGAGGCTTGAGGTTCATACCCTGCTTCTTGGCCGACGCACGGCCTTTGGCGTTCAAGCCGCCCGTTGGGCTCTGGCCTTCTTTCCTCTGCCATGCCGGTGTTTTCTTGGTAGCCACGGCTGCCGCCTCAGCACTTACCGCCGCCGCGCATAGATACCATTGTGCCTTTGGTCTTGCCCTTGGACTCAATGCCGCCGCCCTTAGCGTACTTCATGGTCTTGGCTTCGGCCATCTCTTCCTTGACAAACTTCTTGGGCACACCCGCCTTTTTCATGGCCATAGCGTGTTTCATTTCGGTTGCTTTTGTGGTTTTCATACTTCCGCCTTCTGAGTAAAATTTATAATTACCGTGATCCGTTTTCTTCAAACCAATGGAGGAGCGCCCTTGATCGGTCTCCTTCTTGGCCAGTGCTTGTTTCGGTGTGGAGCTACGCATATAGTGTCCTGCAGTTTTGCCTCGGCGTCAAGCCTGCGCTTCTTTCCAATTAAGTCGGGCCAGAATCGTTGACGCTGTGGCTGACAGTGGGGTTGCAACAATATATAGTGTATCGGGGCCGTCTGGGTATATGCCTGCTTGTGTAGTCGATACTGCGTTTGTAGTGCCTCCACCAAGGATAGCGTTGCCTAAATCACGTACACCATCCAGCTCGAACCGAGAAGCGCCTGTGGGGTCGGTGTACCCCGCAAATACAGACTCGCCGCCGGTAACGGTTATCGCTGCCGTGTTGGTAGCGATCTGCGCCAGTGAAGAAGTGATGCCGTTGGGCTGTTGAATCGGGGCAATAAAACCACTGGCAAACCCCGCACCGGAAGCAAATCCATTCAACACCAGATTGATTAGGTACCCTGTACCCGTCGTGTACAGCCCGAGAGAGCTCAACGTCAACTGCATACGGTTTACGACTTCTTTCGATCCAAGCAAGCCTGTGGTTCCGTTATCTACGCTAGGTGCGACGCGCAGCGCCATGATAACGATTGGTGTTGTTGACGATGTAGCTATTGCAGTTGTCGTTCCGTAGTTAAAGATTAACGACTTATCATCGTTAAACTGACCGTCCATAATCACGGAAGAGCCCCAGTGCGCCAACTGCGCCAACGTATCCGGCGAGAAAGACTCCACCAAAATAGGGGCTGTTGATGAGAACGTAAACGTCTGCGCAGCGCCTTGTCCGCCTGTCTGCGCGCGTGCGGCAACCGTCAGTGTCGTAGCTGTCTTGGAAGAATACGTGATGTGCTCTACAACGCCGGTCTGCCCCGCTGCCTGTACGCGAATAGTGCCGGAAGGCGCAAAAGCAGAGGTGTCCGCCACATTGATTACGGTACCCGCCCCGCCGGTTCCGAGCGTGGCTGTTAGTGTTGTGTATCCGCCAATTCCATTGGATTCGTAATGCGTAGGTAAGTTTCCCGAACGCATGTACGCCTCATAGCGGACGTTGTTGTTCGTAAACTGGTACACATAGGCTATTTGCCCCTTTTGTGTGCGCAGACCGAAACGTGCAAAACCGGCACCGTACCACGAGTAGTCTATATACCACATCTGCATACGGGTAAGGTCGAGCGTATACCCCGACGGGCCCGTGCCGTCCAGTGGGTCGTCCCAACTAGTGCGCGGGGCGCGCGTATCTTGTACTATGGAGAGTAGAGCTCCCGTAATAGTAGTCCCGCGATACTCGCTTGTAGCGTACATCAGGGTGTCACTGGCTATGGTCGAGACACGGAATGTCTGGCCGCGAATGACAAAGAAGTCGCCGGGTCTCAGCTGGCTAGAAAATGCAGTTCCCGTACCGGTTACGGTAGAGTCCCCTTGGGTCACGGCAACGGTTCCACTTACCTGTGTGACACTATTGCGCCACACCGCGTAAAGCATCTGCCCGTCGTACTCAAAGAAGAGCCCGTTCTGTTGATCGAATATCCCGACACGGTTACTGCTCCCGTACCAGTTTGTGACATTAACCCGAATAGGCGTGCCTGTAGCTGGTGATGTCGCTGTAGTCGGAAGTGTGTACGTTAAGGTCACGGGTGTCGGGGTACTCACCACTGCAAAAGACCCGTTGTATGCGGTCTGGCCCGCCCCCGCCACTGTGATTGTGCTGCCTACGGCCACGTTGTGTGCGAAGCGTGTTGTTACCGTAGCGGTCGTGGCGCTAGATGTAATGCTCGTCACAAAAAGCGGTGGGTTCAGGGATGTGCCTGTAGAGAACTGGATGCCTTTACCGGACTGGTACCGGAAGTAGCGCCTTGTTTGACGAATCAGCTGTACACTCGGCGCTGTTGCCCCTGCCGAAAATGCCACGCCGCCATCAAACGTGCGGGACTCCACATAGCCTGCAGGGCGTGCGTACAACACGAGATTTCCTGCGGAGTTGGTTACTGCTGCCGCAGCCACCGCGCCGTTGCTATTGGTGAAAGTAAACGAGTTGGCCGTTGGGGTGGTTACCACCACATGTGCGCCATTGACGCTTGTGCCGGAACTGGACGAGTTGACCACATATATGAGCGACCCTGCAGACAATCCATGCGGGTTTACCGTAGCTACCGTAACTGTGGCTGTCGCATTGGTTGTGAACGCATTGGCACCGAGTTTAATACCCACGCCGGAGTACAGCGCGCCTACATAGACGTAGCTTAGTGCAGCGTTGAACTGATTTCCCGCAGCAACTGTATTTGTGGTGATGTACGTCAACGTGTTGGTGCCGCCCGCAATAGTAAACCACCAGCCGTTAGCGTTGGGGTCGTTCGCGTTCTGCACGTATATCAGCGAGTTGGCTGGGACTGTGAATGTTCCGGTAAGTGTTACCGTGGTGGTTCCTGCGCCGGTGATGGCAGTTATTGTGAGCGGCGATTGAGGGATGTAGTGCGCTGAGTTGCGGTTATTCTGCAACGCCAGCGACTCCCATTTTGTAGGCTGCTGGCCGTACTCAAAATCCGTGTCGATCAAGGACTGCGGGGTGGACACCCGCATTTTACCTACGGCGTCTGCAGACGCGGGAGAAGCCGTGACATACTGTGCCGCCACCCCGGACATCTGTGTGCCGTGCATCGGCAGTGACTTGTTCGTGTTTGCATCAACCAAAGACCATCCGCTCATACCACTCTCCTATTCAAAAAAGGGGCCGAAGCCCCGTATACCCTACTTAAACAGGATCGGCAGAACCGTCATCCGCGCGCTGTATGTATTCCACAGAGACCACGATGGAGCCTGCGGTCGGATTTCCGCCAGCCGCAGTAAAGGTACCCGTCAAGCCCACGTCAGCTGTACCGACGTTATTGGTCTGTGCCACAACCAACGCCGCATCAACGGTGGCCTGCGCTACTTTCACAGAAGTCAAGCCCGTATTGAGCGTGGTTTGGTAGAAGTTGGCGGTGCCGCCGGACAGCCCGATGGTCACACCTACGTTGGATACTGAACCACCAGAGATGGCCGTCACCACTTCGTAGTTGATTCGGAGGATTTTGGAGCCCGCAGGCAGGCGAAACAGACTTTGCGCGGTGGGCGCAGTAGTCATCGCGCCGAAAGGCACGGTGGCAGTCTGTACCAGCGTTAGGAGGCCGGTGTTTTCGGTAGCGCCTTGGCGCACGGTGCCCACGCGTACTGGGCCAGAGAATGTGGAAAAAGCCATTTTGTATTCCTACTTTGGGGTACTGCAGTCTGTAGGTAGTCTGCCGGGAGCAGTCTGCAATACCGGTTATCCCGGTACACGGTTTATATCACATGCAGGTTGGATTTGGCAAGGTTTTCTTCTTGCGTGCCTCCAGCATCCGCGCTTTGAACTCCGGGTCAGCCCATCGTGCTTTTAGTGCTGCTGCCTTAGCCGCTTTGACCTCGGGCCGGTTGGCTATCTCTTGGTTGTTCGCCGTCTGCTGCGCTGCGTAGGTTGGGTCTGCCCATTGCGCACTCGCCTGCGCGCTAGTCTTTGCCTTGGACGCATCTGTGCTGCGCGCCTGCTTTATTCCTTCGGCGCGTTTCTCGCGCACATCTTCCTTGGCCCACGTTGCCTTGGTAGCCTGTGCCTTACCCGCACGCACCTCGGGTCTTTTATGTGCCGCTTTCTGCGCTTCTACGACACGCTCGGCGTACTCGGGGTCTTGCCACATCTTTGTTGTGGCAGCGCACATTGTTTGTCGAAACTCTTCCGTGTGTATGAAAGCGGCTTTACCTGCCTCGCGCCGAGCTATAACTTCCGGGTCTTTCAGTGCCTCCCGGATAGCTGCCACCGTGCGCTCACGATACTCGGGGGTTGCCCATCTTCTGGTCGTCTCCGCCACTTGGGCTGCGCGCCTGTCCGGGGCGCAGTGTGCTGCACTTATACGCGCCGCCCACTCCGGTGTGCGCAGTATTCCCGCGAAGCCTTCTCCTCCGTCTGTCAAATTAAACAGTGTACCTGTACCCAAATCACGCCGCCCGTACGCTTCTATGAGGCGCATTTCTTCATAGAATGCTTCTGCTTCGGTAAGCTCGTCTTTGACGATCTCGATGTGTGGTACCAACTCCAGCCGCCGTAGCTGTGCCAGCAGGCTACCGAATCCGGGATTTTTTGGTACACGACCTTCCCAATGCTGCCACGCACGCCTCCCCGTACCTTTGCCGACGTACACCGGCTGCTTGTTTTTGTTGGGGCGGGGGTCTCGATAAACGTAAACATAAAACATGGTTGCTCCTTAAAGATGCCCCCAGTATATAACGATGTACGGAGAATTGCAAGAATTATGTATTTCTACATAAATAAGGTGCTGTTCGCGGAACACCCTTGGTGTGTATCTTTCACGAGCTTTGTATCGCTTTTTCCATGAAAAAAGGCCCCGAAGGGCCTTTTTCTGTGGTTTTTATGCCGATTTTAGGTCGAACCGGAGCTGCCCCAGCATCCGAGACTGTCGCTGAACCCGAAAGAATAGCGCTCTCTCGCCTTAAAGCGAGTGTTCCCGGTCTCAAAATCCCCATCCATTGAAGTCACCAGAGGCGCACGCACGAAGTGCTTCAGGCCGTTGGGTACATCAGTCAAGAGGAACCACGCGTTGGTGTCGGTCAAGAAGTGGTTGACCACGTAGCCTTCAGGTACCACGCCCATGTTCACAATGGCAGAGATGTCATTGTCAGTGGTGCCGGTGCGCAACTGAGTCTTCATCAAGCGTTCCGCAACGAATTGTAGGGAAGGAGGAATAACCATCTTGCGGGGCTTGGCCGCGATCAACAGGCCGCGCTCGTCAGTCCAAGCGGCGATCTGAATAACTGCGTTCTCCAGCGAAGTCTCGTTCAAGTCCACACCTACGGTGGGGCTGTTGAAGTTGACAGAGCCGTTAACCAGTGGGTGACCGACGCGAGTACCGCCGGAGTTCACACCGAACAAGGACACGCCGTCACCGCCCAAGGCTGCGCCGCTGAACCCATTGTTCAGTACTGCCGCACCTTTGACCTGCTTGGTGTAGGACATAGAGCGGGCCAAAGCCTTGGTATAGCGCGCGGACAGGCTGTCGTACAGGTTGTCCTCAATCGCCTCTTCCGTGATGGCGAAGCCTTGGGCAATCGTCTCATGGGTATAACGGGCGGTGAATGCTTCCTGCGCGTTGTCGTACGCGATACCGGCACCTTCGGTCTTCACTGGGGCGGCTTGGAAGCCTGCCAGCTTGGTTTCTTCTTCAAAGCTACGCTCCGATTTCTCGATTTCGTAGATTTCTTTGTGCTCTTCGCCGTAGCGGGCATACTCCATGCCAAACAATGCGTTGAGTCCGGGGAGCAGTTCTTTCAGTAACTGCGAGCGTGAAATAGCCATTTTCTAGTACTCCTTGTGTTTTGAGGTTAGACGCCGAGTGGGTTAGTGTAGGAATGCACGCCCACATTAAACTTCACAAGGAATTCAGGGAAGGCGTCGGTTTCGGTACCGCGCACAACGTCCACGATACGCAGACCCAAGGTGGTTGTTGCCGCCAAGGATGCGCCGTTGGTGCCGACCACCAAGTTCATGGTAGACAGACCTGTTGTAGCGGAGCCGCCGAAGTTACCCAAGGCTGCATTCTTGCCGACCGCGCCGGGCCAACCAGAACCACCAGTACCGCTGTTGAAAGTGCCCAAAGCTGCCGAACCCTGCACTTGATACAGTTGGTCGTAGTCTTCAGCCACTTGCACCCAGATGTCGGTGTAGCCTGCGGTTGTCGCATTGATTGGGAGGTTTTGGCCCCACAATGCTTGCCGGGTTTGCGGCAGTACGTAACGCACGCCTGTGCACACACCAACAATACCTGCGGTGGCGTTAGCCGAAGTGGCGGGAATCTGGATCGCCACAGGGCTGGAGGCCACTACGGAAGGCAAGCCTGCCGCAGACAGCACAATCAGTGCACCTGTGAAAATCGCAGTCGTATCTGCGGCAACACGGTATTCACGAATACCGCTGTTGCTTGTGGCACGTCCACCGATCATGCCAATCGGTTTCAAGCCATAGGGGGAAGCTACACTAGCCATTTAAGACTCCTTTGTTAAGAACCTGAACCAAAATTTGCGCCTCTGCTAACACTGGTCTTGCGTTCAGTGAAGAGCGGCATGCGCGCGTCGTTATTTCTCATGTAGCTGTTGTCCACAGAGTCCATCTGGTTCTGCGCCTGCTTCTGGTAGTAATCGTCCCGGGCTTTCGCTTGTTCGGCGGACATAGCGCAAAGCATAAGTCCGCCGATTTCCACATTGCCGGAGCCGTTGGCACCAAACAGTTGCAGCTCAGGATAGTCTTCCACTTTCACCGGCACCCAGCCTTCGCGCATCTTGCGAGACACGTTGGTTGGGTCAGACTGCCCTAGCACATGCGTCGCAATCCAGCGATGCACGATCCCCGGACGGGGGTTAGGGTCAGGCAGATTTGTCGGTGGGACATACACTGCACGAGCTTGCTTTTCGCGTGACACGAGTTCACGAGGGGTACGGGGTTCAGCCATTTTAGTTCTCCAATTTTGCTACTTGTACAGCGTATTGCTGCGGGGTTAGTCCTAACTTACTTGCCAACGCTACTTGCGTCGCGGTCAGTTGGATTTTTCGGGCTCCAGACGAGCGTGCTGCTGGGGCCACCACAGAGGCAGGTCTTTTAGAGGTACTTTGTGACTGTTGCCGCTCCACGTTGCCGCCGAACATTTCGGGGAACGTAGTCTTCAAGCGAGCGTCGATTTGCTCGAAATAGCCATCCGATGTCGGATCGACACCAGAACGCACTAACTTGTTGTGCAGCCCCATAGCGAAGCTGGTAATTTCGTCGTACTCGGGGTCTCCAAACCACTGGTTTTTTGCCTGCCAGCGCAGTGTTTTCGTATCCGGTCTGGGTGTGTTCGGTACTTGTTGTTGCGTTTGTACCACCTCTTCCTGCTCTTGTAAAGAGGTTGGGCGGAATTTTTTAGCCTCGGCCGCACGAATCTTGGCATCGAACAGCTCGTCTTGCGCCGCAACAATGGCTTCATTGTCAAAGGCTTCTTGTGCCTCAAACAGTTTGCGCTTGGCTTTCTCCACTGCGGAGTCCGCAATAGTCAGGGCCTGCTCAACGTACTGCTTGCTGCCGTTGTCTACCACCGCGCGCAGTTGACGATTCTCGTCGAGCAACTGCTTGGCCGCGCGTTCGAGCTCCGCTTTTTCACGCTCAATAGTCTCTTTGGCCCGGCGCTCGTCGTGCCGTGCGTGCGTCAGTTCCTTGATGCGCCCCTGTACCTTTTCGGAGTATGACTCCAGCTCGGCTTCGTCCGGGTCAGTGACTTCCTTGTCCAGTGGGCGACGGCCTTTGTCTTGCGCGGGCGTGTCGTCCAGCACCTCGATCTCGAAGTCGTCGTCCTTACCGGCCCCGACGGCTACGGCCTTCGCCTCTTTTTCGTCTGGAAACTCGAATTCGTCTTTTACTGCCATATCAACCTCCGATCCTAGAAATCCCTCTTGGGTCAGCCACGACTGCTTCGACTTGGTCGTCGTTCAAAATCCGCATCTCTTTGTCAAAAATCTTGAAACGCGTACCTGCATAGGTGCGTACTAAGATGAAATCACCTGCCTTGCACCACGGCCCGGACGGAAACTTCTTCTCGTCTTTATAGGCGTCGGGGCCCACCGCCAGAACGAACAGCACCGCGGTGGCGTGCTCTTCCTGTTTTAGATAGCTGTCCGCGCGAACGATACCAGTTTCACCAAAGGTCTTGGCCACTTCGGGCAATGCGCACAGAATCTTGTACCCCTGCGGCTGCGGCAGGTACGTAGCTTTTTCACCGTCGGTCACACCCTCGTCGGGTGCTTCTTTTGGGGCAATCCCGGGTGGCAGGGCCAGCCCGGGCGGTAGGATAATT